TACTTATCCCAGGGAAGTTCCTTGTCATACACTTCGTTGATGTATGCTTCCATCATCTGTGCGTTCACGTTCCAGGTATCGTCAATGAGTCCACCATTCTTGGAAACTATATTAGCTGCCATAATTTCTCTCCTTTAACTTTTGAAGGTTAGGGGCAACATTCACTTACTATGTTGTCCGTGTGTTAATTAGTTGTGCAGCGATCTATTGTAGATTTCCCTTAACTCTTTGTTTGACTTTTTAGGGAAAAATGCTTTCCACTGGTCGATAACATCTGCGGGGATATCTACCATGTTGTCCTCTGCGGGTGTACCCGTATCGGTTGCAACAAGATGCTGCTGTGACTTTGCGTTGTTTACTGCCTGCTGTTTGATTGCGTTTGTCTTTCTCTCTGAAAGTTTATCCGCGTATACAAGTTTGTAGGCATCCACAAGCGACAAGCGGTTCTCATTGATGTAACGTAAGACTTCGGGATATCTTTCGCTTGTCTCAATATCTCTCTCTGACTTAACATCAGGATCAATCTTTGAGATTTCTTTTACCTGGGTATCCAGATAATTGCGAACGTCCTTTAGTCTCTGTTCTTCAATGATTGCCTTTGCGGTCTTCATTGCCGGAGAATTTTCAACCGCTTTCTCTATCAGGTTCGGGTCAATTCCCTTATCTTCAAGAGTCTTCTTTGTCTGCATCTGCTCTTGTGCAACAATCGCTTCGTAGTAGTCCTGCGCACTTGTGATAGGCTTTCCGGTTATAGGGTTGGTATAACCCTTAAACTTCTCTGCGAACTGCGCATCAATCGCTTTCTGTCTGCGTTCTGCACTACGTCTTGCATCTGCATATATTGCGTTCTTGTCAAGCTCCGGTTCCTCGGTCACTTCGGGTTCTTCGGTTGTTACCTCTTCACCTTCGGTAACTTCGGCATTGACTTCTTCTGTCTGCTCGGCGGGTTCAGACTCGTTTACGCCGATAATTTCTTCTTCCATATTCATCTCCTATTTTTACGCTTTTAGTGCGAATTTATATAAAACCCTTATGGGTCTTATTCAAATATTACGGGCTGTTCATACTCTGCTTTTTCCACAACCTGATCTTTGTTTTCACAGTTGGGATTTACACAGATGAACTCCATAACGTTAAATAACTTCTGATCCCTGACTACATACTTTGAAGTCTTTACTCTCAAAAGGTTTTTACATTTGGGGCATAGGTGTTCCATTCTGTACTCCTTGTAACATCTGCATTATCTGTTGCTGTTGCATCTGCTGTTCCTGGGCTTTCCTGACTTCTTCCATCTTGTCAGCAAACATCTGTCTGATTTCGGAAGCATGAGGATAATCGTTCTTCTCCATGAAAGTCCAGTAGTTAAGTAATGTGTCGGGATCATCAAGTGGCCCGAAAGCACCCGTCTGTAATTTCAGGTCTATCTGCTGCCACATTGCTTCACGATTCATCATGATTGTTGATGTAGGGTCTACTTCAAAAATGAACTCGTCATTCCAGTAAAGGTTTCCACTCTCGTCCATCTTTAAGAACTCATAACGATTGAAGTGAGTAAACTCATACGTTCCATCCGGTCTTTTAGTGGAAAGTGCAACGGGCTGATCCGCATACGCTAACATGAACTTGAACATTACTTCGTAGAGTCTGCAGTATGCTTCCTGCTTCATGATTCGCTTTGATTCCATACGGCCTGCTGCCTGATTGATGGAATACTGTTTTGCAGTACCGGAAACAGCGGAAGCATCGTACTTACCCTGGTAAGCATCGGTGATACCGAGTGTAGACCTTGCAGCTTCGTAGTTATCACTCATTGCGATTCTGTCATACGAAATATCCGCAACAAGGTTATGCACACCGATCATGGATACATCATTAGGGTTTTCTACTCTGACAATCTTTAACTCTTCGTCAGTAGTTTCAATTTTCTTATTCTGGGGAAGTGTTACGATGGAACCGCCCTTCAAGATTTTCTCCTGCAGTTTGGAACCATACTTCTTAATTGCATCCTGCTGATCTTCAATTACTGCAGCATCGGATACACCTAAAAGACTTTTAGATTTAGAAACGTTACGTCTTAATACAAGGGGCATAACGTTAGGCTTATAGTAAGGTATCTGCGTATGCTTCCTTGTAATTTCCATTTTAGGCTGTCCGAACTCGTCAACCATAGGAAGTCCGTCTTCTCCGACAACCGGAGTTTCTTCTTCTTCATACGCGGGGATAGTAAGTCTATTTCCATTCTTATCAAGTGAAAGACTTAAGATATCTTCTTCAACTTCTTCGTACTCTTCAATGGTAGTCTCAAAAGACTTTGAACCACATTCGCACACGTCACCTTCTTTGACTCTTCCGCACTTCTTACAGCGGGTAAGCCTGCGTGCCTGGTAGTTCTCCATATCTTCAAGGATGGTATCACCACACCATGTAAAGATACCGATTTCACCATTCTTGTCACGATAATAAGTCTTTATAACAGTAACAAGCTCGTCATTGATCTCCTTGTTACCCTCTGCTTCCGTGTTCTTCTCGTCAGATACATCTACGTCATAATTACGTTTAACTGCATCTTTTGTCATCGTAATGAGTATGAACACATAATCGAGCTTATAAGGGTCAGTAACACCCGCCTGGGGAATTACTGTCTGTGGACTACGCTCATTTATTTCAAGGCCACCTATGGTACAATGTGAGCCTTTACGGGTATCCCATTCTGTGTGATACCAGTCACCACCCTGAACAGTAGTAACACGTTCAGACACGTCATTCATTTCCTTAAACCGGAGTAGACGTATCTCATTTAATAACATCTGTTCAATTATCTGTGCTTGTGCCTGGTCTTCCTCATGAATTGCCGTGACTTTAGGCATGGGGATTGAAGAGTCTACTTCTGTTTCAAGTAACTCATAGACGATATTTCTGACGTTCTCTGACTGCTTATTGGCGATTCCACCGCCCTTATTCTTTGATCTACGGGTGAAAGCATCACCATCATAAAGCATTTCCTGATTACGCATACGCTCTAACTGATCTGCATACGCATCCTTTGCTTTAATGTATTTAGATTTCCACTCATCAAGTTTGTTCTGCTGCTTAATGGCTTCTTTCATCTTTTTGAACCACCTCATAATCTCGGTTCTCCGTAAATCTCAATCATCCGCTTCTTTGTGTCTTCGTCAGCGTTCAGATAATCTTCAATAAGGTCTTCTCTCCACTTCTTTCCCTTTGTCTTCGGTACTTCCGCAGCGGTAGTCCACCATACACAGTAATAGCGAAGGCTGTCCACATCATGCGTGAGTTCGTGGGGGTTCTTTGCATATACGTTCGGCTGTTTATCATCCTTCTGGATTTTCTTTAAACAGTTATATAAATTCGGTGCTTCGTCTTTTAGTAAGGTTAAACGACTCTTCTTACCTTCTCTTGGACGTAGCCACTCTTTCATTGCCGCGCATCCGGCAGGAAAGTCACGGCTTGTTTTTGTTAGATTAACCCCCGCTTCTCTCCACAACTCCGCCCTACTCTTACCATTTAACTGGCTTCTGTTCCAAAGATCAGGCGGTGCAAGAAATAACGTTACGGGTTCCGTACATAGGTCAGTTAAGACTTCGGCTGCTTGCCCTATCGTTAGATTAGGGCTGTCATATTCACGATAGACTTGGGCTTCACCAAACTCGTTTATCCGTATCCAATGTGCGGAGAACATATCAAGTCCGTAGTCAATCGCTACATAGTTCTTTGTATGTCCGGATAAAGGCTCTGTCGTTATCGTATTGACTTCGTTTACTTCGGGGAAAAACGATCCGCCAGGGATTGTTAACGCTTCCTCGATTGTCGCGGGGTACTCCTGGGTAATTAAGTCTCCCAGGACTCGTTTTGTCTCTTCATACCATGTTGCATCTCTTGAAGGGTCTGCATACCACGGGATGAAGATTTTATTAAACCCGTTATCGGGATCAGTAAACAAGTTCTCAAACAACGTGCCACGCTTGATTGTGGAAATAAGTATTACTTTTCCACCATCAGGGCTATTTATCGTAGGATATGCGGCAGTCCAGATTTCTTCCGCCCATTCCTGGAAAGCGTGTTCGTCAATGATTAGTAAATCAGCGGTAAATGAACGTCCGGCATTCGGAGACGATGCAAACGCTTTCATCGTTGACACGGGGTTATCTTTATACTTGACTACTAAATCAAGTGCGTTTGCTTTAAATGTAGGCCCCGTCCATCCGGCGGGCTTATTACGTTCGTCCTGAATTAAGGCGGGCATATTATTGAAAATAAATGCAACTCGTCTTATAAGCTCTTTTGCTTCTTCTTCCGAACGTGACATTGAGATTACAAGTCTTCCGGTTCTCGTTAACAGTAAATGTGCAGCGATATGAACCGCTAACCATGAAAATCCCAACTGTCGTGCTTTTAACGCGATATTAAGTCGATGATCTATAATCGAATGAAGTGCATCTCTTTGTGCATCCCACAGTTTGAACGGCTGTACTAATTCAACTCCGACTTTCTTGACTTCGATATGCCCGTACTTCTCGATGAAATACTCGATATGGTTCGCACAATACTCTATCTCTTGTCTGCGTAGTTTATCTATTTCCGTCATTGAGTCTGCTCATTAGATTATTCATTAACTCTCTGTCAGCATCCGTCATGATATCCATGTTGACTTGTTCAGTGGGTTTCTCTCCTGCAGTGTCTCGCAACGCTTCAAAGGCTCCCACACATCCGTCCATTGCTTTCTCTACAAGTGCTTCAACAACTTCTTCACGGATGGTCTTGCCGGTCTTCGGGTTTTTAGAATCAAGGGCAACTAATATCGCATCCCTAAAAGTACGTCTTTCTTTTGCGGCTGCCATTGTTGCCTTGCCGCCCATTCTCTGGATCTCCGTGACTTCACCCTTCACAAAGGGTTTCATCCTCTGTCCGTTACGGCCCTTACACAAACGTCTATCGGTGGTAAACGTTCCTACCGGAAGTAAGTCAAAGTATTCGTCAAAAAATTCAGCAGAAACTAAAGCACGACCTTTCTCGTCTCGGTCACACTCTGCTAACGTCTTTTCTACTAATGCTTGTCTTTCCGTCTCTGTCATATTATGTAAACCACCTTTCAAACTAAATATAGTACACGGAACATACGTTTGCAATAGATAATGTGTAAAATTTTACCCATAGTTTATATACATTATGTAAACCATTAAATTGTCACGTTTTCAGACACAATTTAAAAATCAGTTTGTATCCGGCCCGTGGAGACACCCAAACCAAACGTGCATGGTTGAGCCAAAGTTAAATTGTCTATACAATTTTAAAGGGGTGAAATAAAAAGGAAATAAAGGTGAAGTAAAAGGGAAGCCAGGGGAATTTATTTAAAAATTTATTACTTTATCAGCTATATATAGGACAATCACTATACCTGATTATGGGGTTCCAGAAGAGTTATCCACCAAAAGGTTTTGAGAAAAAAATTTTCTATCGGACATATAGGAGGTAAACGATGCCCCTGGGTAGTCAAGGGTATAGGGGTACTCTCTATATAGATCGCTATAGAATAGAGCGATTATAAAGGGCTATAGATATATATAATCTACAGCTTAATGCTTTATACTATAGCTTGCTATACTATAAAAGGCTTTAGTATATACCATTGGTATAGGTTAACACTATGTCTTTACTTCTTTGAAATAAGGTCTTTAAAGGTCTTATGCTTTATCTTTTGCTTTACCAGATGATTTAATCCCTTGTATAATCAGCGGGTTTAATTCTCTTTGCAGTAACTACCGGATCACATAACCGGATCTGATGAAAGTTATTGACGGGCTTTTTCTGGCCCTGATTTCTGCAGCGGGTAAACTGTTTTTTTCTGTGGCTTTTTCTGTTGTGCTGTTTTGTGTGTCTGCAGGCTTTTCTTTTTCCGGTCTTTTCTTTTTCCTTCTCTTCTCTTCTCCGGTGATTCCTTCTTTTGTTTTGGTTGTTTTCCTTCTGGGATGATCTGCAGAAAAATATAAAAGTGTATATAGACATATAGAGAGAAGGCAAGAACAAAATTCTTTTACCCTTGTTAAATATTTCACAAAGTTATACTTCTTTTGATCTTCTTTCTATAATTCCTTATTAGCTTTTTAGCCTGATAATATTTTTATCTTTTCGCCCTGATAGAAATATCTTTTATATTCTTTTCCGGTGATCTTCTTTCTATATCTTGTTAGCCGGAAAAGTTTTTTCCCTTCCTGGGAGCTGTGAAGAGTTTCTTTTTTTTCGTCCGGTTCTTTCCGTCCTGATATCGTCCGGTCCTTTTTCGCTTCCTGGGATCTGCTGCCGGATATCCTTTTATAATTGAGTTAAATATTTTCACTTTTTTCGCGGTTGCCTATTGCTAACTAATAATAAAATGTTTTAGTTGCTATATGCTAACCACCTTGAAAGCCTTATTCCATGCGGATAAAAATATTTTGAAAAAAGTTTTAAAAAGTTTTCGTTTTGTTGTGATCCCTTGTAAGCCAGTATTGAAGCCACTTTCAGAGTTTTATATAATAATGTGATTATATAGTTGTTTATTGCTAACCACTTGAAAGCCAGTGTTTAAGCCTATTCCAGAAGATGAAACTTTTTGTTGGCAATATAATAATATTATGATATATTTAGATCAAGTTAAGGGAACCGCAACAAAAGTTAATAAGCTAATAGGCAGTTGAAAACAATTTTCTATTAGTTGAACGCCAGACAGCGGGAACCAAAAATAATATATCATAACATTATTATAGTAATTGTTTAGGCGACAGCCGGAAAGGATAAACAACATGATTAAAAATTATTTTGAGAACGTTACCACAGCCGAAGAACTTAAAAAGAGATTCCATGAACTTGCTAAAGCCCTTCACCCTGACTGCGGCGGCGATCCTGAAGCCTTTAAAGAAATGATGAGCCAGTTTAACAAGCTTTCACATTCTAAAGTATGGAACACCCACAAAACCGCGGACGGCAAGACCTACGAAAAAGAAAACACCACAACGCCGGAACAGTTTACAGAGATCATCGAAAAGCTGCGCGGCCTTGAAAATATCACGATTGAGATTTTAGGTTCTTGGATCTGGGTAACTGGTGACACCCGCAATTATAAAGAGATTTTGAAGGGCCTGGGCTTCCTTTACAGCAGCAAAAAAACAGCTTGGTATTTCAACGGGGAAACAAAGAAACGCCGCACCCACTCAAAAATGAACTACAGCGACTTACAAAAGCACTGGGGCGTTAGTTATTCAGAGACCACCGGCGAAAAAATGAAGATCAACGGGATGGACTTGTTACCCGCCTAAAAAAATCACCTGCCGCAGAGAATGAACGCCGGCCCGCTACCGGCGGCAGGTTTTACCAAATAAAGCAAGGTCAGAAGGCCGGAAAGGATAAACAAAATGTTAAAGAAGCCCACACGGAAAGACAAATTTATAAACTTTTTCCGCTGTATAAGTTTTCAAATCTGGATGATTTTTCACAATTAAACCCACAAAGGGAGCCGGAAACCCTTATAAACCGGCAGAAAGGAAGCCGAAGCAATGAAAACCTATTATATATACAACATTATCACAGATGAATTTTTGGGAACTGTGAAAGCATCTGACAGCATCCAGGCTGAATTGAAAGCACTTGACGAACTTCCTAAAACTTCACTACTTGACACCGTTTATATAGCAGCATTTTCTGAAATGCAATAAGAAAGGGGGCCGGAAATATGACACAGAAGGAAGTCAGGCAGCTTGTAAAAGATGCGATCATCGCCCAGGGTGGAAAACTTTACAACTTCAATTTTAACAACCTTAAAGCCCTTTATAACATCGACAGCGTACAACTTCAAAACGCAATGAACTATTACAAGTATTCACCACAGCAGGCGGCATTTAGAGCAAAATACAACTTTTAAAAGGAGATCAGAAAACATGAGCAGTTACACCATATCAAAGCAGGATTATATCAAAGCAGCCGGACTTGTGGCAGGCCTGGCGGAAAGTTTGGAGCTGTGGATCTACGACTATGAAGACGGCAACAACAGCACCGCGGCGAGCTACTACAGAGAGTTTGAAAGATGTT